GTCCAGCGCCAGCTTGTAGAGCGTGCCGGCGCCGATGCGCTGCGGCGCAAAGCTGCGCCAGGCCTGGGCGGTGGTCTTGGGCTCGAACTTCTGCGATCTCGCCGACCAGCGCTCAAACAGCGGCCGGCCGGCATCGCCGAGCGCCCCCTTGATCGCCATGCCGATGCGCACCCAGCTGTCGTAGTCGAGATCGGCATTGACGATGTAGGTGAGCGCATCCTCGACCGCCGCGAAGGTGCCACGTTGCTCGGGCAGGTTGGCGCACTCGCCCACCGCCTGCCGGCCCACGCTCAGACTCTTGGGGCGAAGGTTGGCCGGGATCAGCAAATACGCTTCCTGGGCAAACTCCCGAGCCTGCGCCTCGGTGATCGCCGGCAGATCGCTCAGGTTCAGATCGGCCAAACTCTCCACCGGCCAGTCGTAGGCCTGCCCAGTATCTGGGTGGATGCCGTAGGCGATGAACTGCTGGCCCAGGCCCAGCACTTCGATGGGCGGGTACTTGAAACCGGCAAAGGGCTGGGCGGCGCGATAGACCAGCAAGCGTTTCGGCGCGCGGCCAATGCGCACCGCCGGTGTGTCGCCCAAGAGCCGCTTGGCCAGGCCTTCGATCTTGGCTGCAATCTCGCCGTCGAGCACATCGATGTCGATGCCGATCACGCAGCCAGCGGCAATGCCGATGCCCGACTCGGGCCAGTCACCCCAGATGTCGACCTCGTTCTCGGTGGTGGCGCGCTCGCAGTGGCGGCTCCACTTGGGATAGTCGTGCCAGGCGCCCTGGCGATACATGCCCGGTTTTTTGCTGCGCGGCTGGATGGGCAGGATCGGGAAGCCCCGGTCCACCAGGGTGCCCCCCAGCTGCGCCATGTAATTCGGTGTCGTCATGGTGGGCTCCTCAGAACGGCGGATCGTCGGCATAGGCCTCGCGCAGGTGATCCTGGAAGGCGGTGACGATCACCTCGACCAGCGTGTCCCACTCCTGGGCAGTGAAGCGCGCCAGATCGGTCTTCCCGAGCGACTCGACATAGGCGCCGCCCTCGGCACCGGCAGCGGCCAGTGCATTCAGTTCATGTGTGTTGGGATCAATCATTCCCTTCAACCTCGCAGCAAGGTCCAGGCAGCGCATCGAGCACAGCTTCACGGTGGGTGCCTGGACACGGATCAGACGGGGCGCAAAACCGAACCCTCGGGCTTCGCGCCGGCAAATGGCACAGATCACGGAAAGCGCACTCCGACGACTTCGGTGTAGCGGCCCTGCGCACGCACCGCGATCTGCGACGGGCACTGGAGTTGGTCCGCATGCTGCAAGGCCTCATCGACCTTGCCCGGCACCGGCAGACCCGGTGCGCGGCGCGTCCACCAGGCCACCGCCTTCTGTCTTGCATAACCCGGATGCTCCAGACACACCCACTCGCTGTGGTGGGTGAGCCCACTCCAGTAATCCACCCGCAAGGACGGCGGCTTGCCGGGTTTGTCGTGCCGCGCGTAGCTCACCCGGCTGACCTCGATCCACTGGGGTTTGGGATTACTCACCACCTCCAGCGTGCTGGCCTTGGCTTCGAGCTTGGGCGCCGGGGGAGGAAACACATGGCCGCAGTCCGGGCAGGTACGCACCGACGCATGCACGATGCTGTGGCAGGCCGGGCAGTCCTTCACCGGCGCTGCCCCCTCCCCCTTGCCCGGGCGCTTGGGGCGGATGGCATCGATGGGGCCATGGCGGGCGATGTTGCCGGCAAAATCCAGCACCAGACAGTTCGTTTTGCCTGGGGCCAGGCGACAGCCACGGCCGACGATCTGCACATACAAGCCCGCCGACTGGGTCGGGCGCAGCATGGCGATCAGATCGACGCCGGGCGCGTTGAAGCCGGTGGTCAGCACATTGGCGTTGGTCAGGCACCGGATCTGCCCAGCCTTGAAGGCCTGGATCAGCGCTTCGCGCTCATCGCTGGGCGTGTCGCCGACGATGGTGGCGCAGGCGATGCCTTTGGCACGCAAAGCATCGCGCACATGGAAGGCGTGATCGACGCCAGCGCAGAACACCAGCCAGCTCTTGCGGTCATGCCCGTAGGCCAGAATCTCTTCGACTGCCGACGCAGTGATCGCATCCTGGTCGATGGCGGCTTCAAGCTCCTTGGCAATGAACTCACCCGCACGGGTGCCCACCCCACTGACATCGAGTTGGGTCGCCATGCGCTTGGAGACCAGCGGTGCCAAGTAGCCAGCGTCGATCAACTCGCGCACCGAGACCTCGAAGGCGATGTCGGTGAAGATCGCATCCTTACCCTCGTGCAGGCGGCCGGAGTCCAGCCGGAACGGCGTGGCAGTGAAGCCAATCACCTTCAAGAGCGGGTTCTGGCGCTTCAAACCATCCAGAAAGCGCCGGTACATGGTGTTGGAGGCACGCGGGATCAGGTGCGCCTCGTCGATCAGCACCAGGTCGCAGTGGCCCACTTCCCGCACCTTGCGGTGGATGGACTGGATGCCGGCAAAGAGGATGCGAGCGGCAATGTCGCGCTGCTTCAGGCCCGCCGAGTAGATGCCAGCCGGGGCCTCGGGCCACAGGCGCTTCAACTCGGCGTGGTTCTGCTCGATGAGCTCGCGGACATGGGTCACGATCAGGATGCGCTGATCGGGCCAGGCCTTGAGCACGCCTTCGACGAAGCTCGCCATGACCAAGGATTTGCCCCCAGCGGTAGGGATGACAATACAAATGTCACCCTTGGCGCGCTCGTAGTAGTCGTAGATCGCCTGGATGGCAGCCGATTGGTAGTTACGCAGGGTCAGTTGCATGACGCGCCCTCCACGACCGAGCCAGCGCTGCCCACCTTGTCGAAGCCCGTATCGCGCCAGCGCAGGCCCTCGCCAAACAGGTACTCCACCCAGCCGTCACCCGCATCGATCTGCTCGCCCGGCACCAGCGCCGGCAGATACAGATGCTGCGCACAACCCGCACGCTGGTCCGCCTCGCTCAAGGGGCGCTGGTGCAAGGTGCAGTGCCAGCCGCCGTCGACCGGCGTGGAATGCAGGCAGGTGCGGCAGTTGACCTCAGCTGCGGCCTGCCCATGGCACACCGGCGCGTGGTCGCACAGCCGGCACTGGTACCAGGCCGGATCAAAGCTGATGCGCTCTGGCGGCAGCATGGCAAAGATCACCCGCTGCGCTTTGTCCAGCAGCCCCTGGGCGTAAGCTACGTCGTGCTCGATGCGCTCGACGTAGAGCTCGTCGGTGTCCTTGCACACCGCCAGGTACATCGCCCGGGTCAGACCGGTCAGGTGCATGTAGGTCTGCATCTGGGCAAAGTGCTGCGGTTTGGAGCCGCGCACGCCCTTGGCAGCCAGGTCGTTGAAGCTCTTGGCCGAATGCGTCTTGAACTCCAGCACATGCCAGGTCTTGGGTGCTTCCGGCAGACCCAGCGCAATGCCATCGAGCGAGCCGCCGAAGTGGCCACCGTGGGCTTGCACACGGATCTGGCGCCCGGTTTCGGGATCGACCTCCAGCACCGTGGCACCGATGCTGCGCAGGTTCCGCACCAACCGGGTTTCTTCCAGTTGGCCGGTCTCAAACAGGCGCAAGAGGCGCCCGGGATGGCGGTGCACCGTGGTCCAGCGAAAGTCGAACCACAGGGCGCGCTCGCAGTCCTTGCCGATCAAGGAGGCCCCGAGGTGGGCACGAAAGCCGCTGCTGGCCTGCGCTTCGTAGGCCGCGAAGATCGCGTCGCGGGTGGGGCTGCTCAGGGTGGGCAGTTCAGCCATGGCTCACCTCCTGGTGGTCGTGCAGCAGACGGGCACGCGCGAGCAGCGCATTCCAGCGTGCGTCATCACACTCGGCGCGCATGGCCTCGATCAGGGCGTCCTTGAAACGCTCGCGGGGTGATTTAGCTTTGGGGGTCAGTTCGATCAGGCGGGCCGACAGCCGCGCGGCCTCCTCCTTTTTGAGGCGCAGCGCGGTCTTGGCGCGGTGGAACCATTCGGCGTCGAGCGCCTGCTTGTGGGCCTGGCGGCGCAGGTCGGTGGTGGCAATCTGCACGCGGATCGCGGCGATCTCGCTGTGCAGGGTGGCCAGCCGTGCCCGGCACCCTTCGGGGGTGTCGGGCAGCGCTGCCGTGGCCGATGGGGAATGCAGTTCGGTCATGGCAGTCGTCTCCTCAAGGCTGGCGCTGCCAGGGCAAGCCACCGGCGGCCGGTGCAGCGGGAGCGGCAGGCCGAGCCGGTTGCGGCGTCGCAGTGGTAGCCGGGGCCGACGCGGGTGCAGCATAGCCAGCCGGGGTACGGGTGGCCGGTGTCGGTGCCGCCGCCGCATTCCTCGGCAGGTAGCGGATTGAGTTCGACTCGCCGTACTGGCCCTTGGGCGGGCGCACCCGCACATCGGCGATCAGCGGAATTAGGTGCAGCTGCTCGGAGTCCTTGACCTGCATCTGGCCGGTGGCGCGGCAGATGGACG